CAAGACTGGAAATGTCTTAACTACATCAGCCTTGGCTAATAATCATGCTGATGCAGCTGTAGTAACTTTAAGTGTTGATCAAACATGGTATACTGGACAAAATTATTTCTTAATGCCTGATGGTGTTGAATCAGTTTTAAGAATATTGCCTTTTGATAATCGTGGTACTATGAATATGTTTGATATCAGATATCAATTAAGATTGAATGATCTCTATGACTTTTCAGATATTTCTATTATATACTATCAACAGGTATTATGGCAATTAGATTTACTTGATATGATTTTGGTGGGTGAAAAGCCTATAGAATTTAATGTGAATCAAGATAGAGTTTATGTTAATATGGATTGGGATAATGATATGAGTGTTACTGATTATCTTATTTTTGAAGTTTACCGTAAAATTAATCCCTCAGAATATACACAAGCTTATAACGATTTTTGGTTAAAGAGGTATGCAACAGCTCTTATAAAGAAACAGTGGGGTGAGAACCTTATTAAATTTCAAGGAGTAACTATGTTGGGTGGAGTCACCATGAATGGTGAAACTATATATAACGAAGCTAAAGAAGAAATTGCAACTCTAGAAGAACAGGGTAGATTGACATATGAAACTCCTGTTGATTTTGATATTGGATAATTAAATGAGTACTAATGTATTCTTTTCTAGAGGGACGCCTAATGAGCAACACCTTTACGAAGATTTAGCCATTGAAGCTATACAGATATATGGACACGATGTGTTCTATATCCCACGGACTCTCGTAAATAAAGACGAGCTGTTTGGTGAAGATGCATTGTCTCGTTTTGATGATGCCTATGGTATAGAGATGTGGATGGAAACTCAAGAAGGTTACGAAGGAGAGAAAGAATTAATTTCTAGATTTGGTCTAGAGATTAGAGATGAAACAACTTTTGTTGTTTCTCGGAGACGGTGGGATAATACTGTAAGTAGTGATGCAAACTTAATTGTATCTTCAAGGCCTGATGAAGGCGATTTAATTTATATGCCTACAGTTAAGAAACTGTTTGAGATCAGTTTCGTAGATCACGATGATCCGTTTTATCAGGTAGATAATCTGCCTGTTTATAAATTGTATTGTCGTACCTTTGAGTACTCTAGTGAAGTACTTGATACAGGCATTTATGCCATTGATGATATTGAAACTAAGAGAAGTACAGATGCTCTTGAATATGAATTCTCTCTTGAGAATCAAGTTGCATTTAATGAAAGAATGGGTCAAGAATGGGGTACTATATACGATCAGAATCCGCCACCGGATCCGTGGCCGCCGACCGCATCAGATATTATTCTTGAAACTGCTACTGGAGAATACCTCCTTGCAGAAACAACAGAGGCAGGCTTGTCAGTTCTTACAGAAGATTCGGATGCTTATTATTCATTCTTTATTATTAATGAAGATTATAGATTATCCACAATAGACACACAATCGGAGAACGAATGGTTTGAAGATAGGGCAACAGGAGTGATTGGAGATCCTGTTCTCGACTTTACAGAAAGTAACCCATTTGGTGATCCTACGGAGAGTATGTAATGTTAGGACAATATTTTTATAACGAGTCATTAAGGAAATGCATTATAGCATTTGGTAGTTTGTTTAATGATATTTTTATCACAAGACGTAATAGTGCAGGAACAGAAGTACAATCTATGAAAGTTCCTTTAGCATACGGACCGAAACAAAAATTTATGGTACGGTTAGATGCAGATCCTAATTTGGATCAAAAGGTAGCAATTACATTACCTAGAATTGGTTTTGAAATTGCAGGTCTTGACTATGATCCTAGTAGAAAATTAAATAGGATTATTAAACGAAAAAAAGTTTCGCCAGATGCGGACAAAAAATTAAAGCAGATGAGTACACAATACTCGCCTGTACCATATAATTTAAATTTTGAATTGTTTGTTATGACCAAGAATTCAGATGATGGTATTCAGATTGTGGAACAGATATTACCATTTTTCCAACCAGAATACACAGTTACTATTAATGAAGTTCCTGAAATGGATATAGTAAGAGATGTGCCTATGGTACTGAATAGCATTGGTTATGAAGATACTTACACGGGCAGTTTTACAGAACGTAGAGCGATAATCTATACATTTAATTTTGTGGCTAAGGCTTATGTTTATGGGCCTGTTACTACAGCCAAGCCGATTACAAAGGCAGAAGTTACTGCATATGCAGACTTGCAAGACAAGGCACCACCTAGAATTGCGAAGGTTACTTTGGAAGCCTCTAGTGCGCCCGATGCAGATGACAATTTTGGATTTAATGAAACTGTAAGTGAGTGGATGGATAATTAATGAAAACAATTGATATGAAAATAGGTGATGCTCTAGGAATAACACAAGATATAAAAGAAGAAATTTTAAGTCCCAAACCTCTTGTGCCACGGCCTGACGACACTTTAGAACATACTGATGCAGACTATAAGTATAGCCGTGAAAACTTCTACAGCCTCGTTGAGCGAGGTCAGGACGCAATAGATGGGATACTTGAGGTGGCTAAAGAGGGTGAACACCCAAGAGCATATGAAGTAGTTGGTCAGTTGATTAAGAACGTAGCTGAAGTCACAGAGAAGTTGGTTGACTTACAGGATAAGATGAAGAAACTTAAAGAAGTTCCTGATCATGCTCCTAAGAATGTTACTAATGCATTGTTTATTGGTTCAACAAAAGAATTACAAAATCTTTTAAAAGACAAGAGTAATGGATCAGACAAACTACAAAGGTAATCCAAATCTAAAGCCGGCTGCTATTGAGCACGCTTACACTACAGATGAAGTAAAGGAATTTATAAAGTGTGAGAAAAATCCTGCATACTTTATAGAGAACTATGTAAACATTGTCAGTATTGATGAGGGGTTAATCCCATTTAAACTCTACGATTTCCAAAAGGAGATGGTAGGGACTTTTCATAGTAATCGTTTTACTATCTGTAAACTGCCTAGACAGTCTGGTAAATCAACTACTATTATATCATATCTTATTCACTATGTCATTTTTAATGAGACAGTAAATGTAGCTATTCTTGCTAACAAGGCCGCAACGGCAAGAGACTTGTTAGGAAGATTTCAGCTTGCATATGAGCATCTACCAGAATGGATGCAACAGGGTGTGATGAACTGGAACAAAGGTTCCCTGGAGTTAGAAAATGGATCCAAAATTATTGCTGCTTCTACTAGTGCGTCTGCTGTTCGGGGTGGGTCTTATAATATTATATTTCTCGATGAATTTGCATTTATACCTAGTAATATAGCTGAACAGTTTTTTAGTTCTGTCTATCCGACGATTACTGCTGGGCAAACATCGAAGGTAATTATTGTATCTACACCCCACGGTATGAATATGTTTTATAAAATGTGGATGGATGCTATAAGTGATAAGAGTGAGTTTATACCAATTGAAGTGTCATGGCAAGAAGTTCCTGGTAGAGATGAGGCATGGAAAGAACAAACAATAAAAAATACAAGTGAACAACAGTTTCTACAAGAGTTTGAATGTTCGTTTCTTGGTTCAATCAATACACTTATATCACCTACTAAAATTCAAGAGATTCCATATGCAGACCCCATAGAATCTAATGCTGGTTTTGATGTACATGAAAAACCTCAAAAGGATGCTATGTATTGTATTTGTGTAGATGTTGCTCGAGGTGGGTCTAATGATTATTCTGCTTTTACTGTAATTGATATTTCAACCGTACCTTATAGATTGGTTGCAAAGTATAAAAACAATGAAATTATACCTTTAGTTTTTCCGGAAGTAATTTTTAATATAGCTAAAGCGTATAATGAAGCTTATATTTTAGTAGAGATAAATGATATCGGTGGTCAGATAGCTGATGCCCTTCACTATGATTTAGAATACGAAAATATTATAATGAGTCAGATGCGTGGGCGTTCAGGACAAGTAATTGGTAGTGGATTTGGTGACGGTAAAAGTGATTTAGGAATTAGAACTACTAAGGCTGTTAAGAAGGTGGGCTGTTCTAACCTTAAAACTCTGATAGAATCTGATAAATTGATTGTAGAAGATTTTGATGTGATTGTTGAACTTTCTAATTTTGTTCAAAAGGGTGCGTCTTATGAAGCTGATGATGGAGCTTCTGATGACTTGGTAATGTGTCTAGTATTCTTTGCGTGGTTGTCTAACCAACCTTACTTTAAAGAATTGACTGATGAAGATGTACGCCATCGTTTATTTGATAGTCAAAGGAAAGCTATGGAACAAGATATGTCACCGTTTGGTTTCATAGATGATGGAGTAAGTTATACTGAGACAGCCCCCTTTACAGATGTAGATGGAGATTATTGGGTGCCTACAGAAGCCCCCGATTTCTTTGATGAAGAAAGATATTAAAACTCTACACCTAAAGACAAATCATAACTGGCTTTAATAGCGCAGTTCCAACATCTGATATCACATTCATCTATAAGCTTTTGTATTTGTTCTTGGGCTTTATGTTTCTTGCCGTGTCTTAAATTAAGACTTCTAATTTTTCTGTGGTAGGGATAGAACATTAATGCTACTTGTTCACTCTCTCCACAGTATTGGCAACTTTTATTAATAAATCTATGGAGGAGAGAATTTCTCCTACCATTGCGT